GAACGAGTGGGAGAAGGACGCTCCTCCAGCTTGTGAGTATATAATCATGTCACTTGATGCTGCGGCAGAGAGACACAACCGTGCCGACTTTACAGCATTAACTACGTGGGGGGTATTTCTAAATGAGGAGACTTCAGCGTATAATATAATATTGCTAAACAGTATAAAACAGCGTATAGAGTTCCACGAGCTGAAAGAACTAGCCATGAGCGAGTACGCAGACTGGGAACCAGACTCGTTTATAGTGGAGAAAAAGAGTTCCGGTGTTGCATTATACCAAGAAATGAGGAGAATGGGGCTACCTGTGTCCGAATATACTCCTCATAGAGGGTCAGGGGACAAGTTAGCGCGTCTAAACGCCGTATCTGATATTGTAGCATCTAGGTTATGTTGGGTTCCTCAGACTAGATGGGCAGAAGAAGTAGTAGAAGAGATAGCTGGATTCCCCTTTATGAGTAACGATGACTTGGTGGATTCTACAGTTATGGCACTTATGCGGTTTAGACAAGGTGGCTTTATACGCCTCCCCACTGATGAACCAGAAGAACAACAATATTTTAAACGTCGCGCTAGCGGGTTTTATTAAGAGGTTAGATCATGGCAATTGAGAAAGGTGTATACGCTGCCCCCAAGGGTGTAGAGGAAGTATCCGAAGGTATCGAGGGAGAGATGGTCGATCAAGAGTTAGAGATCGAGATTGTTAATCCTGACATGGTAACTTTGTCCGATGGAAGCGTAGAAATTACCCTTATGCCCGGAAATGATGTCATTGGTGGTAGCTTTGATAGTAACCTAGCCGAAGAGTTAGAAGAAAATTACCTAGCATCTCTTGCAACTGATCTTATAGAGATGGTAGATTCTGACGTAGATAGCCGAAAAGATTGGGCTGATACTTATGTTAAAGGTCTAGATATTGTTGGCTTTAAATACGAGGAAAGAACTACTACTTGGGAAGGTGCTTGTGGAGTTAACTCTACTGTTTTGTCTGAAGCAGCTATCCGTTTCCAAGCGGAGACAATGAGTGAGACTTTTCCTGCGGCTGGCCCAGTTCGTGTAAAAGTATTAGGACAAGAGACACAAGAGAAAGATGATGCCGCCCAACGTGTAAAAGCGGACATGAACTACGAGCTTACCGAGAACATGGTTGAGTATCGTCCAGAACACGAGCGTATGCTATATAGCCTAGGACTCGCAGGATCAGCGTTTAAGAAGGTTTATTTTGATCCTAACCTAGGCAGACAAACCGCTATCTATATACCCGCAGAAGACGTTATCGTGCCCTACGGATGTTCTAATATAGAGTCCGCTGAACGTGTTACACACATCATGCGTAAGACCAAAAATGATCTACGTAAGTTGCAAGTAAATGGATTCTATCGAGACATAGAGTTAGGTGAACCCCAAACATTCCATACTGACATTGAAGAAAAGAAAGCTGAAGACGGTGGGTTCTCTCTTACTGATGATGATCGTTATGCTATGTACGAGATTCATGCTGATCTTGTTATTGAAGGTGTAGATGATTCTGATGATGATATAGCCAAGCCATATGTAGTTACTATAGAGAGAGGCAGTAACGAGATACTAGCTATTCGTCGTAACTGGAACGAAGATGATATGTTGACGTTAAAGCGTCAGCACTTTGTACACTATGTATATGTACCCGGATTTGGCTTCTACGGCCTTGGATTGATACACATTGTTGGTGGGTACGCTAGAGCCGGAACATCGCTTATACGACAACTGGTGGACGCTGGTACCCTGTCTAATCTTCCGGGGGGCTTAAAGTCTCGTGGACTGCGTATTAAAGGTGATGACTCTCCGATTGAGCCGGGAGAGTGGAAAGATGTTGATGTACCATCAGGTAGCATCCGCGAAAATATCATGCCCCTTCCTTATAAGGAGCCAAGCCAGACTCTGCTTGCATTACTAAATCAGATTACTACAGAAGGTCGCCGTCTAGGGGCTATCGCTGATATGAACATATCTGACATGTCTGCAAACGCACCAGTAGGTACCACACTAGCTTTACTAGAACGTACGCTTAAACCAATGGCTGCGGTACAAGCCCGCGTACACTACGCTATGAAGCAAGAGTTTAAAATGCTCAAGTCTATAATGGCTGAGTATGCTCCCGCTGAATATGATTACCAGCCTCTAAGAGGCGAAATGTCTGCACGTAAGTCAGACTACGCTATGGTCGATGTAATCCCTGTAAGTGACCCTAATAGCTCTACAATGGCACAGCGAGTAGTACAGTATCAAGCTGTGTTACAAATGGCACAACAAGCCCCGCAGATTTATGATCTGCCGCAACTACACCGTCAAATGATTGATGTTTTAGGCATTAAGAATGCTGACAAGTTAGTCCCAACGAAAGACGATATAAAGCCAAGCGATCCTGTAAGCGAGAACATGAACGCGCTAACAGGTACCCCCATAAAAGCGTTTATATATCAAGATCACGATGCCCATATGGCAACGCACCAAGCGTTTATCCAAGACCCGATGATCGCTCAAACTATCGGACAGAATCCACAAGCACAGCAAATCATGGCGGCTCTTCAAGCGCACATAGCAGAACACCTAGGATTCAAGTACCGCAAACAGATGGAAGAGAAGTTAGGAGTATCATTACCAGCACCTAACGACGAGATGTCTGAAGAGATGGAAGTACAATTAGCTAGAGTTATGGCTGATGCAGGTAAACAACTTACTGAGCAAAGCAAGCAAGAAGCAGCTCAGAAGCAAGCGCAAGAACAACAGCAAGACCCAGCGTTCCAGTTGCAACAAGCGGAGCTACAGGTTAAGCAGCAAGAAGTACAACGTAAAACCCAGAAAGATCAGGGTGATATGCAAATCAAACAGTCAGAACTACAACTCAAAGCTCAGAAGACAATGGCCGATACTCGTATAGATGAAGAGCGGCTTGAGATAGATAGGCAAGAGTTGCAAATAGATGCCCAGAAAGCGGGCGCTAAACTAGCTGCGGATAGGAGAGTAGCTAGCAATAAACTTGACCTCGACTTATTGAAAGAGGCCAAAAATAAACCCAAGGAGTAAGTATGACTACCGTCTTTGACGTGCTACAGAAAAAAATCGAAGAAGATATTTCTTCCGCAACAGAATTTCTAGGTAATGGAGGAGCTAAAGACTTCGCTCAGTACAAAGAAATAACAGGAATGCTACGAGGTCTCACTTCCTGTTTGAACCATGTAAATGACCTTTCGCGCAATTATTTGGATGATGACAATGACTGATGTAGATAAAGAAGTAACGGAAGAAGAGTTAGAGAACCAACTACCAACTCCTGTAGGTTATAGAGTATTAGTAGCTATGCCAGAAGTAGAGGATACGTACGGTGAAAGCGGCATCATAAAATCTAGCAAAGAAGTACAGATGGATACAGTAATGTCTACCATCGGGCTTGTACTAGATATGGGCAGCCAAGCCTATTCAGATAAAGATCGTTTCCCTACTGGCCCTTGGTGTAAACAAGGAGACTACGTAATGTTCCGTATGAATACTGGAACGCGGTTTAAAGTTAATGGTGTTGAATACCGTCTTATGAACGACGATTCAATTGAAGCTGTAGTAAGCGATCCTCGCGGCGTTACACGAGTGTAAGGAGTAATATATGGGTTTTCAAAAAGTAGAGTTTGATTTTCCTGATGAACAGGAGAACAATAAAGATAAGATCGAGATAGAGGCTACTGATGCAGTAGAGATAGATTTATCTGGTAAAAAAGAAGCAAAAGATTACAAATCAGATGAAGATGATTACGAGGTTGAAGTTGTCAATGACGTACCTAAATCTGATCGCAATGTAAAAGGTGATCTCAAAAAACCTTCTACTCCTCCAGCAGATGTTACAGATGAGGAACTAGAAGACTATTCTGAGAAAGTCCGTAATAGGATTAAACATTTTAGTAAAGGCTATCACGACGAGAGACGAGCTAAAGAACAAGCTAACCGAGAAAGACAGGAGTTAGAAAACTTAGCTAAAAATCTTGTTGAAGAGAATAACAAGTTAAAGGGTACGGTAGATAAAAACCAAACCGTCTTGTTAGAGCAAGCTAAAAAGACTGCCGCCGGAGAAATGTTAATAGCAAAACGCGCATACAAACGAGCGTATGAAGCGGGTAATGCGGACAAAGTTCTTGAAGCTCAAGAAAAGATGACCGCCGCTAGCATAAAATCGGATAAGTTAAAGAATTTTACCCCTCCTGCTTTACAATCGGAGGAGGATCAGGTACAACTACCAGAACGAAATATACCCCAACAACCCGCAGTAGATGATAGAGCCGCAGACTGGGCTAAAGAAAATACTTGGTTTGGTAGCAATAAATCCATGACTGGATATGCTATGGGGTTACATGAAGAACTTGTTACAGATGGGATAGACCCTTCTAGTGACGAATACTACGAGACTATAAACTCTCGTATGCAAAAGCTGTTCCCTGACAATTTTGAAGGGGATACAGAGGAAACTGAGTATAAACGACAGTCAAATGTGGTTGCACCCGCTACGCGGAGCACGGCACCTAAAAAGGTGAGATTAACGCAAACACAGGTAGCTATCGCTAAAAAACTTGGGGTTCCATTAGAACTATACGCCAAAAAGGTTGCTGAAGAGATGAGGAGAATATAATGGCTGAGAACAGAATTAACCGTGAGAACGTCACCCGTGAAAAAACGGCCCGCAAAAGGTCTTGGATGAAGCCGGAGGTCTTACCTTCGCCACATGAAGAGCCGGGCTACGTATTTCGTTGGATTCGTGTAAGCACACAGGGTAATGTAGATGCCACAAATCTATCTTCAAAACTGCGTGAAGGTTGGGAGCCAGTAAAGGCATCGGATCACCATGAGATAACTATGGTCACTACTGAAATCGAAAGGTTTAAGGACAATGTAGTAATCGGAGGGTTGATGTTGTGTAAGGCTCCAAAAGAATTGGCTGAAGAACGAAATGAGTACTATGAAACTCAAACTAAGTCTCAAATGCAGTCAGTTGATAACAGCTTCATGCGGGAAAATGATCCACGTATGCCGTTATTTAATGAACGGAAATCGAAAGTTACCTTCGGTAAAGGTAGCTAAAAATAAATTTAATTGGAGTAATTTAAAATGGCTAATACTGCCGCACCATACGGGCTAAAGCCTGTAAAACGTGCTGACGGCCTGCCTTATGCAGGTGCTACTACTCAGTACTTGATTGATCCTGCCGGAGAAGCTACTAACATCTTCAACGGTCAGGTTGTGTTTATCGGAGCTGATGGATACATCGCTATCGCTACTGGTACTGGCGCTAATGCTGGAAACCAAGCGTTCCCAGTTGCAGACGCATTTACTGGCGCTTTAGGCGTATTTGTTGGGTGTGAGTATGTAAATGCTCAAGGTCAGTTGATCTTCGCTCAATACTACCCTTCTGGCACTACTGGTGTTGTTAAGGCTTACGTTGTTGACGATCCAAACGTATTGTTTCAAGTTCAGATGGATGGCGCTATTGACCAGTCTGACATCGGAGCTAACACGTTCTTCGCTGCTGCTCAAAGTACTACTACTGGCTCTACTGCCACTGGTAACTCTACAAGCGCAGTTGAATCAACTACTGTAACAACCACTGCGGCGTTCAGAATTGTTTCTGCCGTTTCCCCTATAGCTGATTTGTTCCCTGATGTTCTTGTTAAATTTAACATCGGATACAACAGTTCAACTAACGCCGTAGGTCTATAAGGAGCTAACTAATGGCTATTTCAAGAGCGCAGTTATTAAAAGAGCTACTCCCCGGACTGAATGCATTATTCGGCCTAGAGTACGCGAAGTATGGAGAAGAGCATAAAGAGATTTTCGAGACTGAAACCTCTGATCGTTCTTTTGAAGAAGAAACTAAGCTGTCTGGTTTTGGCGCTGCACCTGTTAAAGGTGAAGGTTCCTCTATTGACTATGACAACGCGCAAGAAGCATGGACTGCACGTTATACGCACGAAACTGTTGCAATGGGTTTCTCAATCACTGAAGAAGCGATTGAAGATAACTTGTATGACTCTTTGTCATCTCGTTATACCAAAGCACTGGCTCGCGCTATGGCTTACACCAAGCAAGTAAAAGCAGCAGCTATTTTAAACAATGCTTTTACTGGTACTACTTATGGAGACGGAAAAGTACTTTGTGCTACCGATCACCCTCTAGTAAACGGTGGGGTTAACTCAAATGAACCAGCAGTAGCCGCTGATCTTAACGAGACTTCTTTGGAAGCCGCTATTATTCAGATCGCTGGCTGGACTGACGAGCGTGGCCTGTTAATTGCAGCACAACCTAAGAAACTCATTATCCCACCAAACCTGCAATTCGTTGCAACTCGTTTGCTGGAGACTGAGGGACGTGTAGGAACTGCTGACAATGACATCAATGCCCTTAACAACAACGGTTCTATCCCCGGCGGATATGCAGTTAATCATTATCTAACTGACACAGACGCATGGTTCTTGATGACCGATGTTCCTAATGGCTTGAAGCACTTTGTTCGTAGCCCTATGGCTAACTCTATGGACGCTGACTTTGATACTGGCAACAGCCGATACAAAGCCCGTGAGCGTTACTCGTTTGGTGTATCTGACCCACTTGGTGTGTTTGGTTCTCCCGGCGCTTAATCGCTGTGTAACATGTTGTACTAAGGGGGCTTCGGCCCCCTTTTTTATGTTTGACTTATAACTACACACTGTGATATGTTTCTATACATCGGGAAACAATCCGGTGAATCTGACAGACCCGACTGACGACATGTAGACAGATTTGCCTTAACTCACATGTGAGAACTTTATAATGGCTAAAACCACTTTTTCAGGCCCAGTCCGTTCGGATAATGGCTTTCAAATCCCCGT